TAAAGTAGGAGATGATGTTAACAGTGCGGCCGCAGTATTCAGTAAGGTTCCTATTGTTGGAACGATGTTTAGTGCGGTAGCAGCCGCAGCTTCTGGAGTAGTTAAATCATATCAAGATGCCGCAGCCAGTGGAGCTACATTCACAGGTAGTGTTAATCAGTTTGCTGCCGCAGCCAGTGGAGCAGGTATGACAATGGCCGATTTTGGTGCATTAATAAGAAACAACGGCGCTGGCATGCTTGGGTTTGGAACAACGGTTGAAGATGGTGCAAAGAGATTTGCACAGGTGTCAAAAGCCTTAAGAACCTCTAGTGGTGAACTATATGCACTTGGGTATTCTACTCAAGATATTAATGAAGGCCTCGCTAAGTACGGTTCATTGTTAAGACAACAAGGTCTACAAGGTAATCAAACAAACGCACAGTTAGCCAGCGGTGCTAAAAATTATCTAAAAGAAATGGATGCGTTAGCCAAGATAACTGGTGAAGAGCGCAAAGCAAAAGAAGCACAAGCAGAAGCACTAGCAAAAGATGCTCAGTTCCAAGCAGCATTGGCCGGAGCCAGTGAAGAAGTAAGAAATAGTTTTCGAGATACAGTTCTACAGTTTAAAAATCCCGCACTACAAAACTTTGCCAAAGACGTTATGGCAAACGGTGTTGCTACCACTGAAGAAAATCAAAAGATTATGGCCATGATGCCTAAATCAGCAGCCATGCTCGCAGAGTTTAATGCTAAAATAGCACGTGGCGAAACAATCAGTGTTGAAGAAAGAAACAGATTAAACAATCTAATGAAAGTAGAAGGCGGAGCAGCACTAAAAAATATTAAAACAGCAGGTGCCGCTAGTCAAGAGCTATCAGGGACTGTTAATGCTCTAGCAGGTACGCAAGAAATTAATACAGACGCTGTTAAAAAAGCAGGAGAACAACAAGCAGAAGCTGCTAAGAAAACTGACGGTATGAATGCACAGATGGAAGCTACTAAACAAAGGTTAGCAGAATTTAGTAACGCTTTTCAAATGGCTCTGGCTAATAGCGGTCTATTAGATTTGTTGTTAAAAGCCTTTGAGTTTGTAGCAAATATAATAATGACTTTTGTTGTGCCTATTTTTCAAATGTTTGCTCAGGTAATAAACTCAGCAGGTTCAACATTTATTGATCTTTTAATGCCCGCAGTTACAGCTCTAGCAGATTTTTTTGTAACAAACGTTCTTCCTATTTTAAATCGACTAACAGGAATAATAATAGGCGAAGTCATTCCTGCATTTGTTGAAGCTATACAAACTACCTTGGAAGATCTCAAACCTGCATTCGAATGGATTTCTAATGTTATCAAAGATTATGTTATTCCAATCTTTAAGAATGTAGCATTGTTTATCGCAGATAACCTAACTCCAATATTGATAGGAGTTGTTGGAGCATTTGTAACAATGAAAGCTATACAGCTCGCTTCTATGATTCCCTCGATGATAGCTACTGCTGCACAGGCATTTGCAACTGCGGCAGCATTTATTCCTTTGATTGCAGGAGTTGTGGCAGCCACGTGGCCGTTTTTAGCCATAGCTGCTGCCATCGCCGCTGCTATCTATGTGTTTAAAAAACTAGGTGGTGATACACAGGTTGTGTCTGATGCATTTAGCTGGTTAGGTAAACAGTTCAAGTCTATGTTCCTTATGCTCAAGGAAGGTATATTAGTTTTCCTAAATGCTATTCCTGGTATGCGTGGAGACTACGATAAAGATATTAAAGACATACAGGAAGAACGAAAAAAGAATAGCGAGGAAGCAACTCAGCTTGAAAAAGACATGGCTGAGCGTATGAGGAAAAACAGAGAAGCTCAAGAAGCTGAAGCAAAAGCCGAGGCCGCAAAAGAAGAAGCTGATAACAAGAAAAAAGAAGCTCGTCGTCAGAATGCTAAAGATATCGAAGAGAATCTTGCTAAGAAAGAAGAAACACTGTTCAAGAATGGTTTATCAATTAAAGGAGCTAGTTTGGCTGCTGACAAAAAACATGCAGACAAAAAAGAAGAGATTGCTGATAAAGCAGAAGAAGCAGAAAAGAAACTAGCAAATGTTGATTATAACACTACTGATTCTATTTCATTATTGAAACAGGTAGCAACACAACAAGGAAGTGATTTAGTTCCACAGGCAGCTAAAACTGTAGGAAGAGAACCAGCCCCTGCTTCGGCTTCTGCAGGTGCAGATACTACTAGAAGAGAAATTGCAGCGGTCAGCGAAGAAGAAAGAGCTAAAAAAGCCAAAGAAGCAGCCGAGCGTCAAGCCAGAGAAAGTGGAGGTGGTTCAACTACTAATCCAGCAGCTCCAAAGTCTCCGACCCAAGCTCAAGAATCCGCCGAGTCATTGCTTGCACAGTTAAATACTAAGATGGATCAACTTCTAAGAGTAAATCGAGAATCGTTTAATGTTGCCGAGCGCCAACTAAGCGTTACTAGAGGTCTAAGCAAAGACATGTTTAACATTTAAGGTACTGCAATGAGTTGGAAAAAATATTTTACGCCGGTTAACACTAATGTCCAAAAGGCAGGGTTTAGTCCTATTTCAGGAGCCACACGCCCTGGACCAGCACGATCAAACTACAGCAGTTACCTACCGGATGTCTATGCAGGCTCGCCAAACCGTATCGAACGATATATCCAATATGACACAATGGATATGGACTCAGAAGTTAATGCAGCACTGGATATCCTTAGTGAGTTTTGCACACAATCAGATAAAGAAAACGATACAGCTTTCCAGGTAAAATACAAAGGAAAACCGACTGCCGTAGAAGTTAGATTGATCAAAGACAGTCTACAAAAATGGTACAAGGAAAATGATTTTGAAACAAGAATCTTCCGTATCGTGCGTAACACATTTAAGTATGGAGATTGTTTCTTCATACGTGATCCAGAAAACAAAAAATGGTTGTATGTAGACCCTACCAAGGTTACAAAAATCATCGTCAATGAAAGCGAAGGTAAGATTCCTGAGCAGTACACGCTCAAAGATATTAACTTTAATTTCAAGAACTTAATAGCAGTAACACCGCATCAAACCACAAACACACAGCCTAGTGGTACATCTTATTACACCACAGCAGGTGGATTTGGTCGAGGCTTTACAGGTGATGCTGCCCGCCCACCTGGCACACGTTTCAGTAACCAAGTTAATGAAGTAACTGTTGATGCCAAACACATGATACATATCAGTCTTTCAGAAGGACTTGATCAAAACTATCCATTTGGTAACAGCCTACTAGAATCAGTATTCAAAGTCTACAAGCAGAAAGAACTGCTCGAAGATGCTATCATTATCTATCGTATACAACGTGCTCCAGAACGTAGAATCTTCTACGTGGACGTTGGAAATATGCCAGCACACATGGCTATGGGATTCGTTGAACGTGTTAAAAACGAAATACAACAACGACGTATTCCAAGTGCTACAGGTGGTGGACAGAACGTCATAGACGCTAGTTATAATCCTCTAAGTGTAAACGAAGATTACTTCTTTCCGCAGACTGCAGAAGGTCGTGGATCAAAAGTTGAAACACTTCCAGGCGGTACTAATCTAGGTGAAATCACAGATCTACGCTATTTTACCAACAAGCTATTCCGTGCTCTGCGTATTCCAAGTAGCTATCTGCCTACACAGATTGACGAACAACCAAACAATATCGCAGACGGTAAGGTAGGAACAGCCTACATACAAGAACTGCGTTTTAACAAATACTGCGAACGTCTACAGAGTCTTATCATTGAAGCTTTTGACACAGAGTTTAAACTTTGGTTAATGGATCAAGGGGTCAATATCGACAACACTTTATTCAAACTCAAGTTCAACACTCCTCAAAACTTTGCCGCTTATCGTCAAAGTGAACTTGATACTGCTCGCGTAGCAACATTCGCACAAGTACAACAGATTCCGCATCTGAGCAAACGTTTTGCTATGAAGAGATTCTTGGGCATGACCGAAGAAGAAATCAAAGAAAATGAACAGATGTGGAGAGAAGAAAACGGCAGCAAACTAGCACCGCCTACTGATGCACAGGGAGAAATGCGTGGAGCAGGAATCACTCCTGGAGGTATCGCAGGCGATGTAGCAGGGCAAGAAGCTGAAGCAAGTCCAGATATGGCCGCAGCAGCCGAGGGCGAAGCAGCTACAGGAGCTGAACCAGGAGCTGGAGCTGCACCTCCGCCTCCCGCAGCATAATAATAAATACAATATGCTTCTACGAGAGTTCATCTATTTTAACGACAATATTAATGACTTTGCTGTTGATCGCCGATACGATAACAGCAAGGACAGTTCTGTTTTGGAAAAAGGTGATACACGTAAAGTGCGTCTTACACTAAGACAAATCAATCAACTAAGGCTGCAAGCCGAAGCTCACAAAGCTGAAGTAGAGAGCGAATCTGCTTTTATACAACAAATGTATGCAACCCCAGTTGAGCAACCAGCACAATAACATAGCTTTTGTATTAGGAAACGGTAAAACTCGGTTAGCAGCAAACGCAAACGAGCTACTGAATCTTGGTATCGTCTATGGCTGTAACGCCATATATCGCGAACTTAATCCACATTTTTTAATAGCCGTTGACGTAAAAA